AAAAAAGATTAGTATTTAGGGACATAACAGGACAAGATTTAGAGTTTTTAGAAAGGTTTATTAACAAAGAAAAAGAATTAAACTTAGAAGATGTTATAAAAATTTTGGAATTATTAAATGTTTCAAGTACTTCTATAAGAAAGATTACACCTAGAGTAATCAAAGAAATATTTGAAATTGTAGCAAAAGAAATACTATGTAATTTTATGACAAAACTTCAGTGGTTAGAAGTTTGTTATGCTTTACAAAATAATTCTTTTGTTGCTTTATCTTTTTTTGAATCTCAACCAATGACAAAAGTTATGGCAATGATTCAGGTTCATAAGAAAGCAGTCGATGGAATCAAAAGCTCTTAGAAATAAATGACCGACGAATTACGCTTAAAACTTATTTTAATCTTATGCTCAGTAACAGTTGATAAAAACCAATCTAGGTTAAGGGAACTTGTGCAAGTTTGCTCTTACTATGTGACTGATAATGATTTTAATAAGATTATGCGTAAGTCTTTAAAAATCTTAGAAACACAAAAATGCGGTATTGAAAGCTGCACGGATTGGCTAATGAATAATCTTTTTGAGTTGTACAAGAACAATTTGGAAGATTAAAGGTTATAAATGACCGTTTGTTTAAAGATCGATTGAAAGGCCTCTTACTTTGTAAAGAATTATTTTATGGCTAATCCTGTAAACATCAATGTTGGCGCCATCCAGCGCCCTGGAGTGTTTGTTACTCAGTCATCGACTGGTGGATTACCTCAACCCCTAGCCTCTCACGCTATTGGTTACATTTTTGGTTCTACTCCGGTAGATCCATACGATGCAAATCCCGTCGAAGAGTATTCATCTCTCCCTCCTTACCAACCCACCCAGGTTGGTTCGCTAGAGGACTTTGTTCAGAAAGCAGGTGGTGTACCAACTGCTGCTAACAGTCCTCAGTCCATTATTTCTTACGATTCAGTAAGAGCATTTTTTGATAATGTCGGTGTAAATGGAATTCTATACTACACCCGCGTAACCCCTACTCCTGAGACAAAAATTGTCGTGAGCAAAGGAGCAGGTTGGAATCTATTTTCTTTGAAACTTGGTGGAAGATACTTTGGAGATAAGTCTCTGGGTATCAATGATGCCGAAGGCGTAGAAATTAGAGTTATCTCAACTACTTCTTTAGATGCAAATGATAACGCATTTGATATCGTAGGATATTTGAGAGAAGAAGATCCTGATTTTAGCACATTCTATAGAATCGAGCAAGACGACGAAGAATCAAAGAACGCTACTTTTAGAATTTATTCTAAAGATACCCGCGTAATTCCCGTTGTTGATACCTTCAAGGCTTATCAGATTTCTGATACTGCATACGCAACTCCAGAAAACGCAGGAGCGGTTAATCAGTACGTTCCGATTAAAGAGCTTAATTTCCGTTGCGTTGCAAGAGACGTACTAACACAAGAAACACCTCTATTTGTTTCTGGTGCTGCTATTGGAAACTTTTTAGAAGCAACTTCGGTTACTGCGAATACAAATGGCACGAACTCTTTTGAAAGTGCTAGTGGAAAAATCAGAGTAGCTGATATCACTTCTCTATCTATTGGGACCGATGCTCTTGCTCCTGGAGACAAGGTTGTTTTAGAAGGTATTGACTTAGGTCAGGCATATAACGGAGCCGGTGAACTTCCCGCTGGTGGCGTTTTTTATAGCACAGTCTATGAAGTACTGAGCGTAGATGCCCCAGATGATTCCTTTATTCTTGATAACGGCTCTGGTTCACCTCTTCTCTTCACTTCTAACGATTTAACTTCTGTAGTAAGAGTTCGTAGATTGGCTTATGATCCTTCAGAAGCTACTGAAGTATACCAAGCTATCGAAGATTTTCTAATTGACCAGGAAATCTATGCTACTGCAGCTGACATCCCCGATGACAAAATTGTTGCGGTATCGAGCGATGAAAGAGTAGGAAAAGATGATCATATCCGCTGGAGTGACTCATTCGCTGCTTATTATCAGTGGGATGCTGGAACTACTGCATTTACACCAGGTGCAGATGGCACGGGTCTTAGCGTAATTCCACAAGGTACAATTACCTCGGTTGGTGGTAATGTAACAAGAACCGGATATGTTCCTGATAGTGTTCAAGTTTTCTACGTAAACGTAGCAGGCGAAAACAGAGTAATCATCGCCAATGGCGCTACTCCTGCGGAACTAACCGATAGCATCACTACTTCGCTCAAAGAAATTCTTCAAGAAAAAGAACTCGATGGGTTCTACATCGTTGAGTCGGTAGAAGTTGACTATGAAACTGCGCTCGGAGCGGGTAATTATGCCCCGAATAACGGCGAAGCAATCGGAACAACCTTAGCTGTAGCAGGTGCTCCTGCCCTCCGTCCTTCGGCCGATGGTAGAGAACTCACAGGCTCACTTAGCGTAACTTCTGGAAATACCACAGTCCTAGGCACAAGATCTGCTCAAACAGGGACCATTGAACTCCAAGCAAATGGATCATTACTGGGTACAAACACAAACTTCCTTAGCGTAATTGCTCCTGGTTACAGAATCCTTATCGGATCTGATACCTACGAAGTAGTTAGTGTTGCTTCAAACTCCCAGGCAATTGTTCGTAATCCTGGAGGCGCAACTGTTGCTTCTGGTGCTTCATATAGCATCGTAAGTTCTAGATTTACTGAGGAGCTATATGGCGGTGCTTCTATTGTTATCAATGGATATCGCTTTACAGTTAATTCCGTAACCAATGACGGAGAAATTGTAGTTGCTGAACAGCCCGCATTTACCTCAAGTTCAACACAAGGATTCTTAGATAGCTCTTCTGCTAATGGATTCTATCGCCACGATTATATTCTTAAGGTAAAAATTACCTCTAAAAATGGTACTTCTTCGCCTATCGTACCTGGCTTAAATCGCTATGGTAAAAAAGACGAGAATATTATCAGAGCCAACTCAATCGACGAAGCCGCAGACTTTGCAAACTATAAGCTTTCTGCAAAAGCAAGATCACAAGACTTTACCTATGCCATCGAGCAAGGTATGGGATCCGGTGATTTCCGTCCTGGATTCTTAATGGCTCCAGAGGCTTTTGCTGGAATTAAGTCAGAAGTGGGCGGATTAAGCAAAACCCAAGCACGTGAAGAAAGAGTAAAAGTTACTCAGTCTCTCTTAAAAGCTGCTGAGGGTAAGCTAGGAGGAACAGAAGGAATCTCTGGAACTCAACATATTGCCTTGGTTGATTGCGGATCTGATGAACTAAGCCTAAGCGAAGTTCAAGACGAGCTGTCATATATTAAGCGTACTGCTGGCGCGCCATTTGGCCATGCTGCTTTCTACGCTCCTTATATCAAGAATGCCGCAGATAGGTTTATTCCTCCAAGCGCATTCATCGCCGGCATTGCATGCTCACGCTATGTAAACGAAGGCTTCCAGCAAGCCCCTGCCGGAGCAAGATATCCACTAAGAGGCGCAAACGGACTCTTATTTGATATTACTGCCCAACAACAAGAAGTAACATATCCTCTAGGCCTCAATCCTATCAGAAGCCTTCCTAACAGAGGAATTGTAGCCTGGGGTGCTCGCACAACGAGCTCTAATGCTCTCTTTAAGTTTGTCAATACTCGCGCTATTCTTAACGTCCTACTCGACGTTCTTGCAAGAAGCTTCGATGACATTCTCTTTGAGCAAATTGACTCGGCGGGTACACTTTACGCAAGAGCTAAGTCTATCGCCTCTCAGGTAATGGGCCAACTCTATCGTCAGGGTGCACTATTTGGTGCAAGACCAGAACAGGCATATTTAGTTGTTTGTTCTGATGCTAATAATTCTGTATCAGATCTAGAAAACGGAACTCTCAGACTCGATGCTTATGTGGCTACATCACCCACACTTGAGCGCCTTGTTGTTACCGTTGTAAGAACACCGGCTGGTCAAGTTGCCCAGGTATCCGACTCGTTCTCTAGAAACGTTGACAGATTTGATTATCTTCTTAATTCCGCCACCATCCAGTAATTGAAAAATGCCCGATAATCAAGAAAATATATTAAACGCTAAAGAACCTCTATCATCTCAACAACCTAAAAAGATTGTACACATCGAGATGTTCAGAGCTGGACCTCAGATTAGCTCTTCGGGGCAAAAGATGATGTTCACAGAGGAGGATCTTGATCAGGTTGTAGGGACATATGCTCCCGATCAACATGAGGCTCCCTTGATCATCGGGCACGATCAAACTGATTCGACCCCGGCCCTTGGCTGGGTAAAAAATCTTTGGAGAAAGGGCTCACAACTTTGGGGTAAGGTTGAACTTACCCCTAAAGCCGAGAAACTAATCAAAGATGGAGTTTTTAAAAAAGTAAGTAGTTCTTTTTACTTACCAGACGCAGAGACAAATCCCCACCCAGGAAAATTGGCTTTGCGCCATCTAGGACTAGTTTCAATTCCCGCCGTAAAAGGCTTAGCAGCTTTTTCCGAGGGTGGATTTGACGACGAAAAGATTATCAATTTAGCCCCGCAAGAAGGGGAAACCATTATCTCGTTTAAAGAAGCCTTAGAAACAAAAAACTCTACTATGACTAGAAAAAAGAAAACAACTGACGTTGCTCAGGAGGTCTCGGTAGATCATGCCGAGGGCGGAATGACCGTCAACATTAACATCGGAGGAGGCGGTAAGCCTTCTGTATACGACGACTCTGGTAATCAAGTTGATGAGACAGGCGCTCCAGCTGATTATAAGATGGAGTATGCCATGGACGAAGAAACCGAAGAAGACATGCCCGCAGATACCGATTCTGAAATGCCTGAGGAGGGCATGGAAGGAGAAGGAGATGACATGGGCCTAGAGGACGAAGGTGGCGAAGAAGAAGCTCCAGAAGCCTCTGGTGAAGATGACATGGAAAGTGAGGAAGAGATGGGTTCAGAAGGAGAAGAAGCTCCTGCTGAAGACGACGGATCGGAAGATATCTCTGGCGAAATGGAAAACAATGATAAAAAAATTGCGTCTCTAGCAGCCGAGTATGAAGAAGACGAGCTTTTCCAAGCTTTAGCCCTTAAAAAGCAAGCAAGTTCCATGATGGAAAAAGATATGTCTTACGGAGAAATGCCCGAAGGACTTAAAAAGCACATGGAAGAAAAAGAAGGAAAGGGAGAGGATGAAGAGGAAGATAAAAAGAAAGAAGCTGATATGGGAGAAGAGCAAGTAAGCGATAACGCCGAAGAAGCTCCTGAAGAAGAGAAGGAAGAAGCCAAGGCTGACATGGCCGAGGACAAAACTGAAGAGGACGAGGACGAAGAGAAAAAGAAAACTGATATGTCAGAAAAGGTTAAAGAAGAGAAGACTGAAGAGTCAGCATCTCATTCTGAAGAAGCTGCGCCTCTGGCTACAGAAACTCTGGATCATAGCGAATCCGCTATGGGAGATCAGAGCATTAATGCCCTTAATGCTCGGGTAGCCGAATTAGAGGAAGAGCTCAACAGACAAAGAAAGCTTGCTCGCGAGAAAGAAATCTCCTCGTTTGCTGAAGGTCTTTATGAGGCCGGAAAGCTTACTGAACAGATCGTTCCTAAGTCCGATTTAGTTCGTTTCATGGAAACTCTTAATAATAAGAACTCCGTGAATTTCTCCGAGACCGGTAAGGCCTCTCAATTCGACTTCTTCCGCGGAGTCCTTGAGTCACTTCCCTCTATGGTCTCTTTTGAAGAGTTTGCTACTCCTGCATCTGCTCCTAAAAAAGCAAAGACAGTTGAGCCTAACGCTTCTGGATACGCTTATGATCCAAACACAGCAGATATCCATGCCGAGGCACTTTCATACGCCGAGGAAAATGACTGCGATTATTTAACAGCTGTTAAGCTTGTTATTGAAAATAAAAACTGAGGTAATTACTAATGGCAACTGATCCACGTTATATGTCTTTTGACCATCAGTATGTCGAAACTGTTGAAGTAACTGCTGCTGGCGCTCTTACTGCTGGCGTTGAAGCTCACAGATTCGTCAAGCGCGATGGCTCATACCCCGCCGCTGATGGCGATTACGCCGCTGGCGTAACTGTATATGATATCCCTGGTCAAGGCGAATTGACCGACAAGGGCTATCAAGTAGACGATGGTACAAACATCGTTTATGAAGGTCAACTCAATCCTTCAACCACACCTTACAAGCCTGGTGTTCTACTTTATCAAAAGCTACTTTCTGTTGTAACAGAAGGTATTGTTATTGTAGCAGTTGATCCTACTTCTACTGCTTTCACAGTCGATGCTCCAGTCTATTCTTCTGACTCAGGAGAAGCTATCGCCTCTGGCGGTGCTGGCACAAACTTTATTTTAGGCCGCGCTCTTGATGCCGCTAATGCAACTACCGCTGGCCAATATATCAGAGTTAAGCTTGGCTCTGGTGGCCCTGG